TCCGAAATGGAAGATACTTACAATCCAGTCACTAATGCTAACGCTGGTACTTTTGAACAATTACCAGCTGGAATGGATTTCAAAGCATTTGATCCAAACCATCCAACATCTGCTTTTGAATCTTTTACTACATCGGTACTAAGATCAATCGCTTCTGGTTTGAATATTTCTTATCATGCTTTGTCTAACGATTTGACAAGTGTTAATTATTCTTCAATCAGACAAGGTGCTTTAGAAGATCGTTCTATGTTTCAAATATATCAACAATTTGTAGTTGAACATTTCATTGATCCAGTCTTTAAGTCTTGGTTAGAAATGGCAATTTCAAGTGGTTATATCAATTTACCGATTGCTAAATACGATAAATTTGCCAGAGCAATAAATTACATACCAAGAAGTTTCCAATGGATTGATCCATTGAAAGAAATGCAATCAAGTGTTTTAGGTTTGCAAAATGGCACAATGACTTATTCAGATATATCTGCTGCTTATGGTCGCGATACTGAAGAACTATTTGAACAACATCAAAAAGAAGTTGAATTAGCCAAACAATATGGTATTGAAATAGCTTATCAACCTTTTGGTACTAAGTTACCAGTTGAAGCAAATATTCAAGGCGGGGATGATGAGTAAGCACGATCTAACAGATTTCCCAACCAAAGGTGAAGATAAAAAAATATCTTTACGAAATTCTAATTACCCACAATTTGATTATGATTTTATTGCTGGGGTCAAAGAAAACGATAATGACATATACAAAGCTGGTGGTAACATCAGAGGTAATGAAGCATTTAATCTTTGGACAAAAGCTAGAAATGGTGAAGAAACAGAAGGTGTGCTGTCTTGGATCAAAGAACGAGAAGCATGGGTTGCTAGACATTTTGAAGATGGTAAACAATTTAAGTCAGGTGAAAAAAAAGCAAGACCATCAAATATTGCTGGTGTCATTGCTCAAATGAAGTGGGGAGTTATAGGAACTCTTGGTGAACAAAGAATGAAAGATGTTGTTTTAGAAGCTATAAAATATAGAGAAGGCAAAGAATCAGGTTCAGCTAGTCAAGCCCAACAAGATAGACAAGTTTCAGATGCTGTCGAAAAAGGTTTGCGAGAAAAAGTAAAAGAACACAATGAAGAAGTAAACAATGCAGCTTCTAAAAGAACAACTTATAGAGTATTACTTGCAGTATTTGAAAGAGGGATTGGTGCTTACAAAACTAATCCAGCTTCAGTTAGACCAAACGTAGGATCTGCTGAACAATGGGCTTATGCAAGAGTAAACAGTTTTCTTTTCGCTTTGCGAAATGGAAGGTTTCAGGGTGGCAAACACGATCAAGATTTGCTCCCTGAAAGACATCCTTTATCAACTAAAAATAAAGAGGAAAAAATTATGGATATTGAAAAAGAAGATAGACATATCCTTAATGTTTCTGAAACTGACAATAGTGTTATTGTTGAGTTCAAAAAGGTTGAGGATGATTCTGAAGAAATGGAAATGGAGATGACAGAGGAAGAAAGACCATATCATGATGATGAAGAAAAAGATAAAGACAGAAATGTAATCGATGAAAAAATTGAATACAGAACTATTACTTTATCTAGATCGCAGCATATTGATGAGGAAAAAAGAACTGTCAGAATGGGAGTATCTTCTGAAGAACCAGTTGAAAGAAGTTTCGGTAAGGAAGTTCTTTCACATAAAGCTGAAGATATAAATATGTCATTTATACAAAGCAAAACAGCACCTTTATTGTTGGATCACGATATGACGAAACAAATAGGGGTGATTGAGGAATTTAGACTAGACGAGGAAGCAAAAAGAACAACTGCTTTAGTCAGATTTGGAAAATCTGATCTTGCTCGTGAAGTCTTTCAAGATGTGGTTGATGGGATTCGCTTGAATGTGAGTCTTGGCTATCGCATTGACAAAATGGAACGAGTCGAAAAAGACGATGAAACTTATTATCGTGCAGCTTTTACTCCAATGGAGGTAAGCATGGTTTCAATACCAGCCGATCAAAGTCGATTAGTCGGAGTAGGTCGTTCTCAAACTAAACAAACTATTTCACATAAAGAGGAAAAAGAAATGGAAGAAAAGAATGAAATAAATCTTGATGAAGTCAAAAGTCAAGCATTTGTTGAAGCTCAAGCTGATTTCAAAAGAAACTCGAAAGAGATCATTGATTTAGCGAAAAGACACAACAAAGCAGACTTAGGCAATCAAGCTATTCAAGATGGTCTTTCAGTTGAAGAATTTAGAGGAATGTTATTAGAAAATATTTCTAATGATAAACCTTTAGAAACTCCTTCTGAAATTGGTCTTGATAAACAGGAGATTAGAAGATTTAGCATTTTAAGAGCTATTAGAGCTATGGCTAATCCTACTGATCGTAAATTACAAGAGGAAGCTGCTTTTGAATTTGAATGTTCTGAAGCTGCTGGAAAAATCTATGGAAAAACTGCTCAAGGTGTTTTACTACCACCAGAGGTACTAGCCAATTGGGGTCAGCGTGATATGAACGCTTCTGATGATTCTAATTTAATTGGTCAAGACTTTAGAGCTGGTGATTTTATTGATGTTCTTCGTAACAATAGTGCAGTTATGCCTTTAGCTACTATGCTTAATGGCTTATCTGGTGACGTTAAAATCCCTAAAAAAACAGCAGCAAGTGCAGCAGCTTTCATAAGTTCTGAAGGTGGTGCGGCTGGTGAGTCAGAAATGACTATTGGTTCAGTCACTATGTCACCTAAAACTTTAGGTGCATTCACAGACGTTACTAGACAATTAATGATTCAATCATCTTTAGATGTTGAAAACTTGATTAGAAACGATCTTGCAGCAGCTATGGCTATTGCTATAGATGATGCAGCTCTTGAAGGAAGTGGTTCATCTGGGAATCCTACAGGGATAACTAATACTACTGGTATTAATACTGTTTCTCTAAGTAGTGCAGCAGCACCTACTTTTGCAGAAATCGTTAGCATGGAATCTTCACTAAGTGTTGATAATGCTTTGTTGGGCGATCTATCTTACATAGTTCATCCTACTAATGCTGGTACTTTAAAAACAACTGAAAAAGCAAGTAATACTGCTCAATTCGTTTTAACTAATGGTGAAATGAATGGTTATCCAGTTGTGGTATCTCCACAAATAACAGCTAACAATTATGTCTTTGGTAACTTCAATGACTTATTAGTTGGTATGTTTGGTGGGTTAGACCTAGTTGTTGATCCTTTTACAAATTCAACTTCAGGAACAGTAAGAGTCGTAGCATTACAATCTGTTGATGTAGCAGTGCGTCATGCAGTTTCTTTCTGTGCAGCATCTTAATAGATGGTACTAACTACTGAAAAGGCAGATGGGATTTTCTCATCTGCTTTTTCAAAAAGAGAGATTAGAATGAAAAAATATTTAATTTTGTCTGATACTGTTGCTGACTCAAAAAAATTAACAGTTGGAGATATAGTGGAATTATCTGAAGCTGAAGGTAATACCTTAGTAGGTTACAACAAAGCTGAAGTATATGTAGAAAAAGAAACCAAAAAAACTTCTGATCGAAGTGTTGGTTTAGAAACTTCCAAAACACCTAAATTAAAAAAAAGAAAAAGTAAGTAATGGCATTAGAAAGTTCAGCAGATTTTAAATCCTATTTTGACAGTACAACTGGTCATGGGGTAACTGCTACTTTCTTTGAAGTACAAAATTCTTTATTCGATCAAAGGATTGGTTTTATTGATACTTGGTTTGATATTGATTCTGGTAACAGAGAAAATATTGAAATAATTATAGATCAAGAATACTTTGATATTGCTGGTAATAGTGTTTCTGTAGAAGGTTTTCAACCTAGAGCATATTTAAAATCAAGCGATGTACCTTATATTTCGCAAGAAGATCGTTTAATTGTCAATGCAATCACAACTAATAAAGGTACAGTATTAAAAGCTGAAACTACTTTTGTAATTAAAAATGTACAACCAGATAACACAGGTTTAATTGAATTAATTTTAGAGGAGCAATAATGTCTGAATACAGATTAGAAACTGAAGAAGATATGAGTTCTTACTTAGATCCAAGTTTTGGACATGGTCGAACAGCTACTTTTACAAATACAAGTGGTCAAACATCAACAATAGAACTTATTTTAAATAACGAATACTTTGAAGAAGAATTTGGTGTAGGGGTAGAAGGTACACAACCAATTGCTTTTTGTCGTACTGTTGATGTGCCAACTGTCAAACATGGTAATACTTTAGCTGTTGATGCTTATAAAGATGTTGATGGTAATACTTTGGTTGCAGCACAAACTTATAAAGTGGTGAATGTACAAAAAGATAACACAGGTTTCACTTCTTTAATGTTAGAGGAGTCATAATGGCTAATCACGTCAGACAGCAGATTAGAGAACGATTGGGTACTGTTTTAACTGGTTTAACTACTACTGGGTCAAATGTATTTGAATCCAGAGTTTATCCCTTAGAAACAGCTAGTTTGCCTTCTTTACTTATTTATACCAAGTCAGAAACATCTGAACCTATTGTTATAGGTTCAAACAGATTATTAGAAAGAACTTTATCAGTAGCTGTAGAATGTTATGTAAAAGCAACAAGCAATTTCGATGATTCAGTTGATACAATATGCAAAGAAGTAGAAACAGCTATAGCTGCTGATCCAACATTAAATAGTTTAGCAAAAGATACTTTTTTAGAAAGTACCGAAATAGAATATAATGCAGAAGGTGAAAAGCCAGTTGGCTATGCCACCTTAACATTTAACGTTAATTATTATAATCAGGAACAAGCACCTGATGTAGCGAGGTAAAAATGAAATTATTTAGTCCAGATGGAAAGATTTCTATAGACGTTCATCCTTCAAAAGTTGAAAGTTTATTGAATAAAGGTTTCCTT